CTATATCTAGAAGACCTTTTTTTGCGTCTTCTACGCTTTGATCATTAATCTTTTTTCTAAGATTTTTGATCTCAATGTCGATCCACTTCATGTCTGTAGTAACTCTACCCTGTGACAACGCTTGTGTCGCCCACTTGGACTCCAACTGAAGTTTCTCCGATATTAACTTCTGTAGCATTTCGTTCTACCCTTTCGAAGGTTAAGAAAAACATGTCAGGATTCTCAAACCCCGCACCTTCTTTCTCAATTACTTCTCCTGAATCAACCTTCTTTACAAAACATTCAAGAGCGGTCTTATCATCTTCAGCACTAACGATCTCATCGACATACAAATTTTTGTATTTTACTTGGATACGATATTGCTTCATGTGGTATTATATATCAAAATGTGACGTAATTGCAACTATGTGCTTATTTTTGGTTTAATTCTAGGTATGATAGGCTCAGGGACTCTTATTTGTTGGCATTCAAATTTAACAACTATTTTGTTATTTTCTACGTATTCTCTATCAAATTCTTCAAGTTCTTCGAGAGATTTAAAGGTATTATGGGCAACTCTATATCCATTTTCTACACAATCTATATGCGATGTAAAACTAAAACCTGGGATGTGATTACTAGGACATTTTCCTGTAACCATACTGCACATATACATTACTAATATAAATTTTGTCATAATATCCTATACTATCTTATACTATTATTTACTTGCATATCCCATTTAAATGTTTATATATCTTTACATGAAAAAAACAAACAATAAAAAGGTTAACACGTTTATGAATAAAAAAATAGTCAACAAATTTAAAAGAGGAGGAATTAATGCCTAAAGCAATCTCTGAACCTTTTAATGATTGGGTGTCTGAAATGGATAAAGTACTCTCAGAAACTCGATCTTTAACAATTGATGGTCAACCAATGGAACGGTCTGATCTTCATTTTAACCAACAATCAACCAAACTTGTAAAGATTCCACTGGTACTAGATGAACAAGCTGTCTATCCTTTAAACGATTGGACTGCTCAAGATTTAATCCAAAGTGAAATTGATGCAAAAACTAACATAGATATGGAGAATGAATGTCTAAAATAAGTAAAAAACAAAACCAAGATAATGTAATACACGTTACTAAAAATTACGATATGTTTAAAACCGTAAAAGGTAATCGTGAAATCGACAAAGGCCACGTGGCTAGATTGAAAAAAGAAATCAAGAAAAGAGATCTTGATCTTCCTATTTTTATCAACGAACATGATGAGGTTGTAGATGGGCAACATACCCTACAAGCTCGTAAGGAATTAGGTAAACCTATTAAATACATAAGAGGTGCATTTGAGAATGAATTAGATGTAGCAATTATGAATGCCAATAGAAAAAATTGGTCCATGAAGGGTTACTTAGATTTTCACATTGAGAATGGTAAAAAAGATTATCAAATAGTTCGAGCTATGACTAAACAATATTCACTACCTTTAGAGTGTGCAATATTTATATTAGCGGGCGGATACTCTATGTGGAGAGAAACTAGAAACGATTTTAAACAAGGTAAGTTTAAAATTACTCACTTACAAAGATGTAATGATTTAGGAGGAAGTTTAATGTTTATGAAAAATAATTTCGGCATTAAATTAACTCGTTCATTTATTACTGCTTTTGCTGTATGTAGTGAACACCCTAGATTTAAATGGGAACGTTTTAAAACTGCATTAAAAAGTAAGTCAGCGTTGTTATTACGAGGTACTAATACTGAAGATTTTATCAGAGTGTTCGATAAAGTTTATAACGGTAATATGTCTAATAAAATAAATTTCATTAGGTATTTTGTCGACAGAGAGTACCAAGAAGACGAAATTAACGACAAATAGAAAGAGAAACAAATGGACATAAACAAATGGAAATCCTGTGCCGTTGATATTGATACTTATTGCCTGTTGAGGGCGATGGGTAGTCACGGCTTTAGGAAACCCGCTTCAATGATCGCTAAAATTACAGATGATGAAGTGAAGAAGATAGCTAAAAAAGAAAATATTAGTTACGAAAAAACAAAAGAGAATTTACTGTCACACGGGCGAAAGCTCTTAAAAGGTAAATAATGGCCATGTCGAGCGGTGTCCGGTAGCCTGGACCCGCTCGATTAACACTTGCATTAAATTTCAAATCAATATAAAAATAAACAATCGTATTCCTTTCACCTATATGAAAAAGTGGGGTTAAACACTTTATATTCACTAATCACGAAAAACTTTAATTAACTTAAATTTTGAGAGGTTAAGGTGTATGGGTACGATAAACGTGTTTACAGTTTTCTACGATCAGTGGAAAAATTACATGCGGAGAATTCATTCCATATCTTTTCCCTCTCCGCATGTAAACTATGGAAGATTTGAATAGTATCGTTGAAGAAAAAATGGAGATCTGCAAAGGATTAACGGGTGAAGAGCGCTCGGAATTCATTGAGATGACCCTAGACGATTATAATTTTGCAATACATGTCGTTAATGAACCGAAGGTATTGAAACATTATCGTGACTTATTCGCTGAGCTTGTTAAAAATTTTGGGCATTAATTTCTCTATGGAATTGATTAGAGAAAACCGGCTACCGGAGGAAAGATTATTCCAGGCGGTATTATTACAAGCTTTTGAAGACGCTTTGAGTATGGGCCAGCATAAGCAAGACGCTTACGCTAAACAAGATAGTTACGATTGGTTTACTAATAAAACTAAAATATTTGATGATATTTGTTGGTCGGGTAACTTCGATCCTGAGATAGTACGCCAAAAATTTAATGAGTTGATATCAAATAAGACAATTAAGTATACTAAAGTTCAATTGAAATGGCTTAGGTATAGATGGTTATATAAGGAATATCGATCTTGCACGGACAAGGGACAACGGAGAAAAATTTTAAAAGAGATTAAAAGTATTGAGGGCCTCAAGAAGGGTGAAAAAACAAAAAACCTAATTTGAGACCCCCTAACCTAAGAGAGCAATAATGATTAACATTATAGCTTTTAGATTATCATAAGGTTTAGTTTAATCAACCGATATCCTCCTCAGGGCCCGAAATTTTTTTTTGGTACCGGTTTATCCTCCTCAGGGCCCGGGATAGTTGTATGGCCTTTTACGGGCCATTAATAGATAAGAATATCCTCCCCAGGCCCCGGAATTTTATCTTAAAGTTTATCCTCCCCAGGCCCCGGAAAATTATACTATATAGATTATCTAGACCCCTGAGTAAAAAAAAATGCTCAGGGGGTAAAAGAGGTGTCCCTGGTGTCCCTCTAAGCAAATTATTATTATATATCAATAACTTAAGTACGTTTTTATGGTGTCCCTATGGTGTCCCTATGGTGTCCCTCAGGGACACCAAATGATTAATATTGCATAAAGAGATACCGTTTTAATTTTTTTTGACTTGTTTCAATCCGATGAAATAATCTATATAGTATAAATATGGCTCAAATAAAAAAGATTCAAAGATCCGAAAAGGATCTTACTCCAAAACAAAGAATGTTTGTTGATATACTAGTCGCAAATTGGGGTGAGATGACTTATGCTGAGGCTTGCAAACAAGCAAAATATGAATGCAAAAACCCCACTGATTATTCCGCGATAGCCTCCAGATTATTAAACAGAAGATTAAATCCTCACATTGCAAAATATTTAGATAAAAAATATGAGGAAGAAGTAAATAAATTTTCAAAAGATAAATTAAAAAGATTTAGAAGATTAGATAAACTTTCAAAAGAGGCTGAAAAAAGTAAACAATTTAATGTCTCTGTCCAAGCTGAGTATAGGTCCGGACAGTTAGCGGGTATGTATGTCGATAAGAGAGAGGTCACTGTATCAGGCCTAGAAGGTATGAGCCGTGACGAGTTAGAAAATAAATTGAAAGAATTATCAACTAAAATAGACGGATACAATGCTAAAACAATCCAAGCGGAAGCAACCGAAATTAAAGAAATTGAAAAATAACAGTTTTAGTGATTGGGTAAAAGTTTTTAATGAAAAGCATAACCAACATTTAAAAACAAGTGTAGGAATAGTAAATGTTAAAACGAAAAATTACGATAAATAAAAAAGCTAAGAATTGGCAAGATAGATATCCCATGGTCTCTGTCACATGGCTTGATATTTTATCTGATAGTTCCTGGCAATCCATTGACCAACTTTTAAAATTAAAACTTGCAAACTGTGTAACAAAGGGACACTTACTTTCACAATCAAAAGGAATTACTAGAATTTTTGGTGATTATTCCGCTAGTGAAAAAGGTGAAATTGAAGAGATAGGAAATACTACAATTATTCCAAATAGTGTTATAGTAAAAATACAAAAAATTTAGTCGAGGTTAAATGTTTGTTTACAATTTTTCACTACCCAATGAGTACAAATCAAAAGTAGAAATCGAACATTTATAGGTATTAAGGATAAAATACCAGACCCCCTCGACTAGGCCAAATCGTTTAATTCAGTTTTTTAATTTTTCTCCCCTGAGAAATAACATTATCAGCCCCAAACGTATCGCTTAACATTTTACTTATGTTAGCAACCATTTTTACCTCACCGTGTTTTAGTTCTTTAGGCGCTGTGTATTCCTTGTGTTTTTTTATAGGGATAAATTTTGTCCAATAAGTGATAAAATTATCATAACCGTCTTTAGGTTTTTGTTTTATAGATTTCATCGTAGATACAAACCACTCATTATTTCTGAACATGTAAATATATTCAATTGCAAAATTACCTCGCATACTATTCATGTAACAATATTCATTATTATGCTCTTCAAAACTATCTTCTTTTGTTTCATAAAATGCACACCCTTCTAAAGTTTCATCTAAGTATGACGCACTGCCTTTACTTACGATTTTATTTGCTTTTTCATAAGTGTTATAATATTTTAAAAGACAATTCCCTACTCCGTCAGGATAACCGTCCCCATGAACATAAACCACTTTCACCGTATTATTTGCGGGATCCACCACCGCTACATTGCTTCTAGTTGACATATCTCTATCTCCTTTTAGTTAAATTAAATTTATATGAAACAATATCCGGGTCGTTTCCATATGGTATGTCATTATTTGCATACATTACTGGACACTCCTCCAACCATTTTTCAAACTTTTTTCTTGTATCTGCTTGATGTTTTTTTGCATGGTTCTCTGAAATTATTCCGTCAATTCCATGTCTTGTTTGATCATTCATTCTAATTTCCCTCCTTCTTTGTGAACATACTCCTCAATGTCTGAAAAAATACAGTTCATAGTTTCATCATTTAAATCTTCACTTGTTAAAACAACATCTTCATCATTTGGGTTCTTTAATATTATTCTCGTTCTATCCCACTGCCATGTTTTTTCTTTGCTCATTACTCCTCCATACAAGTTTGCACTTTTCTATAAGCAACAACTTTAAAATCATAACCAATCGTATCTCTATCTATTTTTAATTTTAGTTGTTCTTGCCAATCAATTAAGGGGTTTCCTTTACAATCATAGTCTATGCCAATAAATTTTGGTTTTTTAAAACCTATCCATTTTTGATTTTTCATTATTCCTCCTCCCCGTCTTCGTCTGTTTCTTTTATTTCGTCTCCTCCGTATTCAGTTTGGCTATCATCACCAAATTCAGTTCCCTTAAATGTAGCCTTAAATCTTTTCTCGGCCCCACCTCCTTCATAAGTGTATCCGTCTGTTAGGCTACAACCCAATGCAATGTCTTGAATTTCCTCCTCCGTCAACATTACATCACTGGCTATTTCATAGCTCCTAGTGTCTTGTGAATACTCCTCATAAGTATAATTATATTTTTTCGTCATTATTCCTCCCCCTCTTTTGCTTTGTTAAATGATTTTGTTAACTCCTCTTGTCTCCATTTATCAGTTTCTAGATTATTTAATTTTTTTACTACCCATAATAATAAATATATTGGTGATAAAAATAGTGTTATTAATAAAGTTGTTTTCATTATTTCCCCATTCCGTCTTTTATACCTTTTTTATATGCTTTTCTTTCTGCATCAGTTTTTAAATCTGACATATCGTGATGATATATGACCATATAATCGTCATCACTTTTCCAACCGTCCGTATAATTTGAAAATACTGTGTTTGGTTCGTGGTTTTCTACAAATTCTAAATAATCCCTCATATCGTCAAAATCATCTCCCAACCAGTCCCATTCGTATTTTTCAACATAATTAGTAGTCATTTGATCCCCCGACATTTTAGATAATTCCTCCCACTCTTTAGGTTTAAGAATTTCTAAAGTATCCTCATCAAAACATTTATAAAATTTATTTTTATCAAAATTAATCTCATTAAGTTTATATCTTAATCTTTTTTCATTAATTAAATAAAAATCCATGTTGTTTCCGGTCCCAGACCCCTCTAACAAATCTCCGTAATCAATTACTAAGTTTTTGTCTATTTTCATTATTTATCCCTCCTTTTGCATATCCCTTGCTCAATTAAACTTTCTGCGGTCCTCCCAAACCAACCCTGCAAACTCCAGGCTAGGCCCGTATCTATTAAATGTTGCCAGGCTTTATTAATTGTTTTTTGGTCCCCACATTCAATAAAACCTTCAGCAATTCCAACTGCATTATAATTATTTATTTCCATTTCTTCTCCTTTTGGTTCTTTCTTTGATTTCTTTTTTTACTTTTTTAATGTTTTCGTTGTCCTCTTTTGAGTTAAAAAAAGGCGCTCTCTCCATATTCTTAACCCAAGTTCTTAAATCGTTCCTGGTCCATTGTTTGATATTCATTATGGGGTAGCTCCTAACATAGACACCACACCCGCAAAACTTATCATTAAACCCAACATATGATGATCTGAATGCATCGCTGTTATTATACCTAGCATTGCAATTATAAATCCTACTAGTATCATCATTAATCTTGCTATTGTTTCCATTGTCATTTTTTATCACTCCATAATCTTAAGCCTATCAAAGCAAATACCATTGCAA